TAACTTTAATAATTTTTTAGGGGTTATAGTAGACTCTTCTCTTTCTAAGTGGTTTTCAATACTTTCCTCGAAATCCTCCTTAGCATTCAGTAGTCTGAATATATCATCCTCACCAGTTGTCAAGTGCTCTGGTTCAACTGCTTGGCTTTTCTTAGCGTCTTCATTTGCAATACGTGAGTCTCTCTCACCCATAAGAATATCTATCCTATCCTCTGCTGAGTCTACTCTAGCGCTCTCAAGCTGTATGAGTTGGTATAGTGCATCTCTAGTTTTACCCCCACCTACCAAAGCTTCTGTAATTTGGTCTAATGCTTTTGTAATTTGGTCATTAATGTTTTCTTGTGTCATTTTACTTGTCTTTAGGTGTTAATTTTTCTCTTTCCCAGTGGTACTCACACGTGGGCTTTCCGTCTACCTCTTTAAATGGCGGGTTACCAAAATATGATTGATAATCGCTAGGATCAGCAGTAAATCTGTAGCATGTCTCTTTTATAGGGCACATACCACCTTCACACATCGCTATATCTGGCATATCATTTATATTTGATTCGTAATTCGTGTATCTCTTCGTCAGCCCAATTGTAACACTCGTGTGGTGTAGCGAATTGTTTAGACAACTCAGTAATCCAGTTACCTGTCTTCTTTCCTCTTTTATAGATTCCGCATATCCAACCTGAACCTGCGTTAGCCAAAGGAGATACCTGTACCCAGTATCCTATACTGAGTTTATGGTCTATATCTCTCTCGTCCATCTTATTCTTCTTTAGTTTTGTTTAACCTCTTACGATTTTTATATAGCCTATTACCTTTACAATAAGGGCAAGTGCCACCATTACGGCAAGACTTATCAAAGGCTTTACTCTTGGTGTATGCTTTCCTTCTTGTATGGCTCATCTTAGTCTTGGTTTAGTTAAAATATATACCTAATTGTATTCCAGGGTATAATACTATTATGAAGTCTTCTAAAGTCTGCAATATAGCCACGCTTTAGGTTTCTTTCATATCTAATATTTTTACCCCCATACTGAGAGATTTTATCCTCTTGTATTTCTGGCTTCCACAAATGCTCTTCAGCTTCTGTTTTGTCTATTAGATTAGCTTGATGTTTGTTCTCGTTATGGGTTAGAAATATAACCTCTGCGAGAACTTGATCTTTGTAATCTACATAGTCATTTAACATTTGAAACAAGTATTTGTAATCCTTTACCCACGTTTCCGTTACAATAACTGGACTGAAATTAACATGCACATCATAGCCTGCATCTATAAAAGCATCAATAGCTTTAATTCTATCAATTATTTTAGATGTCCCAGGCTCATGTATAGTAGACATATGCTGAGGCATAAGACTAAATCTAATACGTATCTTACCTTCAGGATCATACTCAATCAACTTAGGGTTCACATACTTAGTAGCAAATGACCCCATAGCAACAGGATGATCTTTGAAGAAATCAAAGATGTTTTCCCAATCGTGATACTTAAGATGCAAAGCAAAGTCTTCATTACAACTGATGTCGTATGTAGTATAGTCTGCATGCGTCTGATTAGGTTTGGTAACAGATGTAAAGAATGCGTGGTTATTTACTTCTGTAAGTATATCACCAATATTCTGTGCAACTGTTAACCCTTTAGGTTTGTTTCGTTTCATGTAGCAATAGCTACAGTCGTACAAGCAGCCGTGACCAAAAGAAGGAGTAATAAAGTCCGTAGATCTACCACTCGTTTTGATGTCAAGCGCTTTTCTATTAACTTTTGTTATCATCTTAGTCTTGTTTTAGTTGTTTGATTTTGTTTATCACAGCTTGGCTAGAAATTACATTTACACCAAAAGATTCTATTTCTTTAGTTAATAGTTCCTCCAACTCCTCTATTACTCTTTCATTAACGTAAGCCTCAATTCGTAGTGTAATATCTCGTAAGTCCATCTTAGTCTTGTTTCTGTTGGTAAATAATGAAAATAAAGAATACTATTGTAAGTATTCCTGATATTGCTCCTGCTATTTCTGTATACATCGCCTAATTTATTTCAATCTCAACTACCATAAATTGAGATTGTGGTTGATTTTTATGCCAATTCTCTACTTCTTTTTTAGCGTCCTCTAATTTCCAATGTGCAGATGCAATAGCAATCATATCGTCATTTACTACCAAATATATCACATCACGTTGCTTTTCTGTGTTATTATTTTCTTCGTCCATCTTAGTCTTGTTTTAGTTTATATTCCGTATTCCGATATGCGATATTGTCTCTATTATCTCCTATATTTGAGACAAGAATTTATCTCTATCCTAGTGATACCTAGTCCATGGTTGGGAAGGAATCCCGCCCTCCCCAACGCTGACTTTTAAATCCCTATGATTTAAAATAATTGATAGCTATCACGCTGCTATCGGTCGGATTAGATGGTTAAAGTTTTTGTCCGTTCATAGTAGCACCTTGTGTCCTATAATTAGGACCTTTCCTATCTATTCCGGATGATGCTTTAACAGGTTCATGTCCCATCATTAGTTCGTACGCACATTTGTATACATTGTTGTTCGCTTTAAGAGCCTCTCTTCTCCGTTGTTTAGCCTCAACTCTAACATCTTTGTACTCTCTCCTAACAATTCTCTTGTGTATTAGTCTGTCTTTGTTCATAATGGTTTTAATAAGTAGTTCCTTTACTTTGTGTGTGCCCCGCCTAGATGAATTATTCACTCAAAGAGAATAAGGACGGGGACTTGTGTTGTAGCGTTCAAGTAGCTTACTCACTTTAGGGATAGGCGCCCATGTGGTTTACCAGTATCGGTATGAATCACGGTCTTAAAAGAGGATACTCAGATCTCTTACCTACTTTTTCTTAACTCTTTCGCTTATAGTGAATGTACTAAGGTCAGCCTCGTATGGGATCATTCCCAATAGACCATCTCTGTTCTTTTCAATGTGTGCAGCTAGTAATCCTACTGGATTCTCTTCACAATACTCCTCTGTAATGCCGTATAGATCATAAGGTCTTTGCAACATTATAACCACGTGTGCATCTTGACCAATACTATCACCTCCAAACAAGTCTGTTAGCAATGGTTGATATTGGTTCTTAGCTCTGTGCTCTTGCTCTATGTTTCTATTCAACTGTGATAAGAGTATATTTACAACTCCAAGCTCAGCCTGCATCAACATACAGCCTTTAGATACAAGGTTTAGTCTGTCTAACTCCTTTGCATCACTACCTATGATCAATCGTGAGTGATCAAACACATTCACAATCAAGTCATCAGGTCTAGCAGCGCTAATAGAAGCATTAGCTTCCTTAATGTAAGGCATAGTCCTAGGAATACTATTAAAGAAAATAGAATAGTCATTGTACGCTTGTACTTTACTCTTGTATTCTTCATAGGCTTCCTGACTAAGTTTCTCCTCAACAGATAGAAGGTCAAGCACTTGTGTCTTAACATCCTTGGAACCAGCTCTTAAAATCTGCTGATGTCCAGGCATCTCAAAACTCCAATACAGTACTATGACCTTTTTGTTGGGGTTATTATCAAGCATATCGAAGATAAGCTGATTACTAAACGCTGATTTACCTACTCCTGGTCTACCAGCTATCACATACATCTTACCTGGTTGTAATCCACCGAGTAAGTTTCTGTTCAATCTTGGCCATTTGGTAGGTAATACCTTCCTCAATCCAAGCATACCTGTCTTTACCTCATCTACTGAGGTTTGAACAGCTTCTTTTATTGAGTCAAAGCCGTAGCTCTTAAAGGGATCTCGTGATTCTTGGCCCTGTACCGTCTTTTGTATCATCTTCATCCAAATTTTCATACTTTTCCCAAGTATGGTTATTAATCCATGTCTCTAAATTTTGCATATAGCCTAATCTATCTCGCTCCATTCTAAGCTGATTATTCAGGCAGGTAATTATAAGCTTGTGCTTATATAGCTTGCCATCCACAATTTTCTTATACTTTTGCTTAGCTTTTACGTTCGATTTTGCTGTTGGATCTTTTGCATGAAGTATGCGTACATCACGTTTATCGGTGGTAACCTTCATCGGATAAGTCATGGTAAGCTCAGCGAACATCTGATCAAAATCTGTAAGAAATAGGTCAAGATACTTCTGTCGTACCTTGTGGTCTATAGGATCTTCGCCAAGCTTAACATATCCTTGCTCTTGTAGAGCGTCTAAATTTGGTTTAAGATTAAGTTGTGTGAGGTAATTAAAACCTCGCCTGTGGATTAGGTATAAATACACAAAGTCATCTGGACTCATGTCTACCGTTTGCAATAATCCTAAGTCTAACTCGATCTTCATCGTAATATAAATAAATCTGTTATAATGGCATATAACGAGTTCGTAAATGTAAAGGTTATTTTTAGCATATCAAAATGTTTATGTAGTTATTTTTTATAGCCACACAACTCCCTTCATATCTTGAACAGAGTTTCGTAACCACTTTTCTTCCTGACTGTCTTGCATATACAACACGTATATCTTCCCAACTTTACCCTCTTCAAATCTTATCAGCCTACCTACACGCTGCACCATTGCTAGTGCTTTAGAGGTTAGACCGCATATGATTCCAAGGTTAGCATTAGGAATATCGAAGCCTTGATTCAATGCTTTGGTTGAACATAGTATATTGACATCACCAGCTTTGAACTTCTTAAGAGCATTCTTTCGCTCCTTCATCGTTCTCTTACTGTGATACACCTCTGCTAAAGGGCTAACACTTGCAGCCAACTCGTCCGTGAACTTGTTGACTCCTCCAAATGTTATTATCCTCTTGTCTAGATTATCATACACTATCTCTCTGAACTTTTCCACCTTATTAGCCGCACAATCTACTATACTCTTTCTCTCTCGAATGGCCTTGTAGAATCCAGCAGCATCTGCCTTCAAATGAGGAGTGCTGTTGGTACTTAGTATTATGCGAGCCGCGTTAAACGCATCATCACCAAGTGCCATCTTATGCTTAACAAACTTCCTATTCACTTTATCATATAGTGTCCTCTCTTCGCCCGTCAAGGTAAGAGGAATACAATAAATTTCATAAGGGCTTACTAAACCTAAGTTTACACATTCGTCAAGAGTAATCTTGTAGACTGTGGGAGCTAACTTAAAGAGAAGAATGCGATATTCCTCTTCTTCTGGGGGAGTTGCAGTCATACACAGTAGTTTATCGTAATCATTGTTTACGAAGAACTTTCTGTAAATCTTACTGAGCCCAAGATGAACCTCATCACATATTACTATGTCATAGTGTTCATCCTTTAATTTGTGTGCGCTTTGGTAACAAATAATATCTACTCGGTCTAAACAATCTTCATACCCCCACTTGTGAAACTCTTCAGCAAATTGGTCTTGCAATTGTGTAGTTGGTACTAACACAAGGGCTCTCCCTTTGGGTACTTTACTTAGAGTATAATTAACTGCTACTACACCGCATCTAGATTTACCAAAACCAGTACCTGCTATGATACTGCCTCTAAATCCTCGTTCAGCCCAAGCATTTAATGCTGCTCTCTGTTCTTTGTCTTTAACCTCGTGGGTTACTACTTTGTCAATTCCCATAGCGTTACTGTTCTGTTAGTGTTAGTATCTAGCTTGGTTCCATTGGATGTAACAAGGCTCTTATGCATGAGTTCATTGACTCTGCCTGTCACAGAGTTTATCTCCCATCCAAGATGAGTTGCTAATTCTCTATTCGTAGCACTACTAAGATGAGAGATTGCCAACACAACTTGTTGTTGCTTATTGTTGGACACTTTCTTTATCTTATCGTGCGCAATCTTTTGCGTCTTTCTTACCATCTACATATTCTTTAGTTGATTTACTAGTTAAGAACTCAAACTTTTCATCATCAGTTGCTGCAACAAATTGGTAATCCACTTCAGAGAAGGTAGACTCAAACATATGTATCATCCTCGCTTTTTGAGCGTAATTAGGTCTTGATACTTCGTCTACACCTGCAATCATTTTCTTGACTGCAAGCTTTATGTAGTCCATTTCCCTTATCTTCATTTGAAACTCTAGGAAACAGAGTATTGTGTTGAGATCATTCTTTTTCTCTTGTGGCAATTCATTCATAAACAGAAACATTCGAGTTATAAACTCTTTTCTACTTTCTATTTCTCCCATGTATCACTGATATTTACATCTGCCTTAAGCAGACCATTGGTTACTACAACATCTGCAGCTTTCTCCATCAAGCGTTTGAATTCAATCACCCACTCATCAAGAAAACTATCTTCACATATTGTATCAATCTGATCATGTACAGTCATTACCATTTTAACTGGTAAGTTGTTCTCTTTGATATACTCTCTTACATATATTAATGCAAGTTTAGTCATATCAGCTGAAGCACCTTGAATTGGAGTATTCTTACTTGCTCTCTCAATGCTTGACATCTCCATTGTCTTGGATTCATCATTCCAAATCTTAGGGTACCAAGTAGGGAACCACCTCTTTCTGTTGAAAGGTGGGAACGTCTTGATATATCCAAAGCTCTTACCATAGTTGGCAAGTTTATCTAAGAAATCTCCTATGTTAGGGAATGATTTAAAGTAATCCTCAATCAATTGCTTAGCCTCTCCTTTACTAATAAGTAAAGTCTCTGCTAATTTGTTAGCACCCATACCATAAGCAAGTCCAAAGTTAACTGTCTTAACATTTGTTCTCAATTTCTTATGTGTTGGACAATTACATTTAAGTTGAGCACGTTCTGTACCTCTACCTATACTAGCATACGCATAGTATCTGCAATCTCCTTCAGCTGCATCTTTCCATTTCTCCCCATAAACTAGCTCAGCACATACCGAGTGTAAATCCTTACCCTCTTCTAAAGCCTTGATCCAAACTGGGTCTTTACTCCCAAATGCAATCACATTAAGTTCTTGTGAAGAATAATCAGCACTAATAAATGACCAACCTTCTGGTGCAATGAAGCAATTTCTAAACCTATTATCTGCAGGTATTTGTTGCATGTTAGGTCTAGAGCTACTCACTCTACCTGTATCAAGTATTTGATTGAAGCCGGTGTGTATTCTACCATCACCTCCAAGGTGTTTAAGAAAAGCCTCTCCATAACTACTTGCTACTTTCATACTCTCCTTATACTTTATGTATCTTCCTATAAGTGTATGCTTGT